AACATTTACTGTTGATGGTCTGCCCTTCACATCAGCTCTTGGTAGGTCTGTGGCATAATTGCTTATGATAGATGCCATACCTGTCTTTTCATATGAATAGTATGTAGTTGTTTCTGCACCTTCTGGAACTTCATGTGTAACAGGGAAGTTATTCAATGCAGAAAACTCCGGATACAGCTTGTCATAAGACTTTGACTTGATGTAATCCAACTCTCTTGCAAAGAATACAGATGCATCTTCTGCACTATCGAATCTACATAATCTATCCTCCCTAAGTGTAGGCATTAGATTTGATGCTTTTAAAGCATTGTAATCTGCCTTGTCATACCCACTTGATGGCATATCAGGATTATAATTTCTACTCATTAGTTTACCTCCTACAATTAAAGTACGATAACAGCAATGCCGTTATCTTTGTCTACAACATTTCCAAACTTTGCTCCGATGTCAACCGTTCCTGTTGAACTTGTGGTAAAGGTTCCGGCATCATCACCTGTAAGTGCTACATACGCTGTCTTTCCTGCTTCAGGTGTAATTCCGTTTGCAAGTCTACCCCAGATATTGCCCTTCCTCATAACACTAAGGGCTGCTCCCTTTTTGATAATCACATTACCATCAGTGTCATGCTCTGTAGTTGCAATTGCAACGGTTACACCTTCAATCTTATCTGCTGTAACACCTGTTGTAGGAAGCTTTACTCCCTTACCTACATTTGTACCAACTGCTACCGCAAGCCCGAACTTCATCTTCTTGTCAGTCTCTTCATTTGACCTTGTAACTACCTCATCAAATGCAATATCAAATTTGCCCCCAGGTACACCCATAGGAGTGCCATAATTGTAATTGAGTTGTGCTGCCATTATTCATTACCTCCTGTTCTCTGAATCATTCTATTTCTTGCTGATAAAGCCATGCTTTCATTAGAATCTGCTCTTTTTCTCTTTGCCTGTGCTATCATCTGCTGCTTCTGATAAGCTACATTCTTTGACTTCTTTACCTCTCCAACTGCCAAATCATACATAGCATCTATATAAGCATCTGACTTTCCATCAACTCTCATTGTAGGCAAAACCTTTGCAATAATAGTCTTTTTAGCCTGCTTAATGCTCATGTTTTCAAGCCCGTCAAGGTTGAGCTTATCACCTACACGGCAGATATTTAATCGCTGTCTTATAATCTTATCTGCTGAATCCGCATTTGTATTCTTTGTGTTTGTAGTCTTTGACTCGGACTCGGAATTAGAATCGCCTTCACCGTCATCTTCCTCATCCATGTTCTCTTCTTCGGCATCACTATCTGAGTTATTCTGCTTTTCAGCTAAAAGTTTCTCAATTGCAGCTAAAAGCATATCTATATCTGAATCCTGCTGAGTAATAACATCTTTAGCAACTCCTAAATCTGTTGGCTCATCTTCATCCTCTCTCTCAGACTTATGCTCCTTTACCATCTCAACGATAGCCTCCGGAGTAGTACCTTCAGTATCATCTTCATCCGATTTTACAGTTTCATCCTCATCAGACTTTTCATTTGCTTCTACATCATTCTCATCTTCAGTATTAACTTCAGCCTTCTTACTTGCCTTATAAGCCAATATGGCCTGCTGTAGCTCCTCCGGTGATAATGACTCGTTAGAAATAGTGCCATTGTCTTTTCTCATTAACTTACCTCCTTTAAGTTCTTGTATATCTTTTTCATCAATGTTTAGCCTTGCTTGTTCACCTGCCCTCGCAGATGCAACAATAGCTAAATGATTAATGACAATGTTAGTTTGGATCGCATCATAATGCTCTCCATCATAAACCCCTGGCTCTTCAATTAAATCAAGGTTATATCCAAGGGATAGCTCTTTTAGACCACTATCCTTCATAGCATCTGTATCGTGTATGATAATCTCTGCACGAACATCATTACCATCTTGATAGCCTTCCGTAAGTATTGTGCCTACCTGTTCCTTATCAACATTGCTCTTGTCCACTACTCCTGCATCATGTGTGATAATAATAGGCTTACCTTTATATGTTTTTAATGAATCTTCATCAAATACATATTTAGGCAGTCTTAACTCTCTCCTAATACTTCCATCCGGATTGACATACTCAAAAATTCCACACGATGTAAGTATAGGATGGTCCACCAAATAACCTTCTTCTGTAAAGTATGTAGAATCTTTCCTATCTAGCCTAATACTGTCTAGCCTTCTTACTCTCTTTAGAGTAGGTGAGTCTCTTGTCCCCATTTTTCTTTACATCTCCTTTCTTTTTACTCATCTCTTCCTTGTACACCCTAGATATAGCTATTTCAGCTGTCTTATCGCTATAGCCTTCTTTGTTGCACATCATGCTAGTTCCTTTCTTTGTATTAAAAAAGAACCTTGCCTTTGCAAAGTTCATTTTCTCTGTTATCGCTTTATTCATATGTTTGTCACTTTTCATTAACCATTTTCCCGACATTAGGAAAATGGACCATTTTGGTGACATCAACAAAATGGTTAAGTACATAGACTAAACATTTTCATTTTTTGAAACTGTTGAACTTGTCACTTTTTGGAACAAGTTGATACTTTAAGTATTTTACACTTTGGAAACACCTTAATATCTCGTTTTAAATGTATAGTGAAATAATATTAAGCAAGCTTTTTAAACATGCTAAATGCTATTTAATGGTAACTTCTACACTATCATCTATAGGTAGATTGAGATTGCTGTTATTGAATACAGGCCTGCCAATGCACCTACATTGATAATCTTCTCCTGGATGGCAAGCTCTTCCATCTGAGTTAAGTGGGGGATTATCCCAACTAAACTTCTTTCCATTTAAAGCCCTGTGACTTTCTCTAACTCTCTCGTCACCACAGGTACACCATATGTATTCAGTGATTCCTGCATCTATTTGTTGGTGCCTTTGTATCTGTCCATTAAGCTTTGCCGTTTGGTCTCTTGCTATAAGCCTTGCATGTTTTAAGCTTACTTTATAGGCTCTCTGGATTTCTTTAAGCATTCTTGTTGTAGTCTTTCCGCTTATATAGCCGTTATACACTATCTCTCTCATTTTAGCTAAAGAATCATTAGGAATTGTAGATATAAGGTCTACATTCTGTTTAGCCCAATCCTGCAATTGCTCATTATAAAAATCACCCAAATAATAATCTTCTCTTATATCTATTCCTAATGTAGACCTTATGGCTTTTTTCCATTCCTTAACTGTAAGCTTTCTATTGAGATTTGCCAGATTTTCAAGCTTCTTTCTCAATCCATAACCACTAACCTTTTTTACAAGCTTTGATTCTATCCTTGCAAAAATTTCATTTATCTTAAGCATTAAATCTGTAAAGGAATCAGCTCTAATTCCTTCTTTAATATCTGCATCCCTATTTCCCTTATAGCTATCCTTTATTTCCGGAATTGCCTTTTCAATCTCTTGCTTAAGCAATCGCATATATTCATTAACAACTCTTATATACTCCCTTTCGGCAGATTGTGGAATTTGAGGGATGTACTTGCTCTTTAGGTTATCGTGTCCATAGAATTTCTTTCTAATCTTTTCTACATATAACCTCCTGTTTTTATCATCCATGCTGATTTCTCCGTAAATAAAAATGACCATGCAATTTGCATAGCCATTTTTACTTATAAAAAATTACTTAATTCTTCCTGTTCTTTCATAATTCTTTCTTGCCTGGTTAAGGCTCATTTTATTTGCACAACATTCTTCGTCAGGATTTTCTAACTGAATTGGATCATCATGCCATCCACAAACTTCGCATATGTCAAAACATCCTTCATATTCAAATTCAAACTTGCCGCAAACAGGGCATTTATGTTTCTTCATCTTCCACTCCCTCTCTTTCTTTTAACCTATAAAAATATTTATTTGCTATATCCAAATTAGATTGTCCAGTTTTTTCACTATATTTAGCGATAAAATAAGTTCTTATTATACCTCCAGGTATTCCTTTACCATACTCTCCAGTTTTTATATTGAACCTACATACTTCGCCATACTTTGTGATATATCCATCAATGTCTCCTCCACATTCCTTGCTGATGAAATCCTTCGCTTTTTCAAGGTACTCATCTTCTGTTTTACACTTCAGCTCTTTACCATGGTCGGAGAAATGGCCTGCTAGTAAGTCCTTACTAGCAAAACCTTTACAAGGTATATTTTTACCTCTAGCAGATGGTTTAGGTAATGCTGTAGTTTTTTCAGCTTTTTCTCCTTCAGGTTCCTCTGATACAGTAGTTTTTTCTTTTTGAGGCTTTTCTTCAACATTTTTTTTAATTAAGCTCTCTTTATTGCCAGAGCCTTCTTTTTCATGTTTCTCTTTTTTAGTTTTTCTGGTCTGAGATTTATTTTCTTCTCCAGATGAGCTTTCTTTTGAGCCACTTTTTTCGCTCTTTTTTGCCTTTTTATTTGATTCCTTGCTCTCACTTGATGAACTACTATTCTTTGAGCCTCCACCTTGTTTTGCACTTCCACCTTGCTGACCTTTTACCCCTTTATGTCCAAAGTTTCCACTGCCTTCTCCACCATCTATATTGTCTACATTTAGACTACCCATATTAAAATCTTTTGTCAATTTATTTTTCAAAAGATTTTCCAACATACATATAGATTCTGCAAATGGTGGAAATAACAGCTCACCATTTAGTTCTTCTAATGACAACCACCTTGCATCTACCATTTCTATACCATCTGCTTTTGGTATTCCTTTGAATTGGTCTGTAAAGTATAGCTTAGAATCGCAATATAGCCCTGTGGTGCATTTGTAAGTGCCTAATGGTAGAATATTAAGGGGTACAATATTAAACTCTTCCTGTGCCTCTCTTATGGCTGCTTCTTCAGGTTGCTCGCCTTCTTCAATATGTCCTCCGGGACCACATAGAAATTCAGAATCATTTCTTTTTGCACATAAAATTTTACCATCTTTAATAACCAAAACAGCTACTGCATTACAGCTACCATCTTCCTGTATCTTACTATTTATTTGAAAATCAAAGTCGTCAATATTCTTCTCTTTGTCTTGCTTTATACTTTCATTCCCATTATCTTCAGGAAGTTCAATATCATCTTCATCAATCAGCTCTTCAATATTGAAATCTCCGTTGATAGCAAGCGACTTTCTTACTTCTGAAGGATCTAAAACTCCTGCATCTATATATGCCTGTGCAAGCTGTGCTTTTATCTGTTCAGTCTGTGCTTTCTTCTGTTCTATATCAGCCTTTTCAGTATCAGATAGGGACCATAAAGCGGAAAACTTGACCTTGAACTTAGGAATATACTGAATCTCACCTTCAAGAAATCCCTGCTTCAAAATCAAGTCAATCAAAGTTCTTATATTCTTCTTCATATTCTGCTTTTGGATGTTCTCTACCATGTTGTAGTAGTTTTCCAAGTCACTGTCTCCTGTAGCGTTCATTCCTGCCGGAGACCTGCCAAACAAAATAGTTTGTGGAATATTAGTAACAGCTGAAAGCATATTACAGGTAGTATCTATAACATCTTTAACTCCTGCCATCTGCAATGTCTTAAAATCATAATCTTCACCCTCTGCATCTATAGCCATTGAATTAAGGATTCCCCTTGCCATGTCAATAACCTGTAATCTTTGCAGTACCTTTCCCTCTCCCTCATCTGAACTTAAAAGAGTAGCAAGGTTTTTCATCTTGTATATTGCTTGTACAGACCTTTCAAGCAACTTAGTACCGTTAGAATGTGAAGTCATACACTCCCTTAGGGCTTGCTTTATCTTTACATGTTCAGGCATTCCCCAATGTCTGTAAATCGAATTAGTCGTCTGCTCTGGTAATCTACCATTCCTAAATATCAAGCACCTTGTGTAGTGTACCGTAAAAGAGCCGTATATAGAATTGATGTGATAAAATTCAGGCTGACCTATTGGCAAATCACTGTTGCTAAATATCATCTTGCTTTGATAAAGTCCCTGGTAATCCTCCTGAACTATAGCTCTTTCAAATACCATCAACTCCTCAATAGTTCTAACATTGTCGTAATCTAATGGCTCTTCTAAGCTCCCACCATCATCACATAACATTACTATGAGAGCACCACCGTACAATCTGGCCCATTTTTCTGCTGTTGCAAATTTCTCTTCAAAGTCAAGCTCATCAAGCCTTTCTTCCACATATTCTGCAATACTATCATCGCCATAATCTATGTCAAGCCCATGTTTAACTGCTTCTTCTGCAGGTCTGTCTATAATTTTGGAAAACAGTCCGTTACCTTCATATAGCCTAACTAATTCCATGTCTGCTGTTATAGGCTCCTGCTCATAGCTATATGCCATTGAATTATCCTGAGCTGTGCCATATTTATTTAACAGATTTGTATATCCATCTTGTCTGAGGTTATCTTGCTTACCATCAATAATGGCTGAACCTCTTCTTGACCTATTAATGTCATTAAGCTTATCTTTTTTTCGTCCTTCCAATTGTTCCTCCTTTCTATCATACATATATATGAACCTTATTTGACATTTACAGCCTTTAGCTGCATTTTATTTTGTATTTGTGTATATAAATAAGGGTGTTGATTTTCATTCTCCTTACGACTAATTTCTAGCTTTATAAAAGAGAATCTATATCAAAGCTATTGTTTGTTAATTCATTGAATGCGTCTGAGGATGCATCCACCATGTCATCGTTCTTAGATTCAGGGAATGATTCAAGCTGATTGAAATACATTTCATTCCAATCTGCTACCAACACATCTATAAATCCGTTCTGCCATTGGGCTGCAAATGGTGTAGCTCTTAACTCCTTGCTTCCGGATATAGGCTCTGCCTTTACATTGAAACCTGCAAGGCTATTTACATATTGTTTTGCAACTATTTTTCCTGCTGCTCCAGGGTCCTGTGGCAATCTCACTTTATAACTTTGACCATATTTTTTTCTATCCGATATTGCGGTCATTAGGATAAGGCTTTCAACTTCTCCTGCTTTTATCTGTTTATTGATAACATCAGCTACGATATATCTTCCATTTTTCCTCTTCCCAATTAACACTCCTGCTGTATAGTCGGCATTACCATTTTCATCTTCAGATGTAGCCGCTAAGTCCCATGCTCTGCACCAATAAACTACATCATCAGGAATCATTTCAAGGTAACCGTCTATTGGTATTTGAACTCTCTTAAAGAATCTTCCTGCTTGTGACTTAATCTTCCAGTTGCCATATAAAAGCCTTTCCATATCAACTTCTGTCATTGCTTTAAGGTTTGATAAATACGATGGATCCGATTGCATCAATATTTTGTTGTCTTCAAGTCTACTGGCTATAAAGGTTACCGACTTACATTCATTTGGATTTATATTTAGCTCATCAGCTAACTCTTCAGGTGAACCTCCCCAATAAATCACATCATTAAGTACATACATATACCTAATAATGCCACTCCTCTCCTTTATCGGATATCCTGTATCTTGGTCAATCCACCATGATATGAATTGGGCAACCCATTTATCCGAATCAGGGTTACATGTAGCACGTACATAAGGCTTAATTCCACATGTACTTCTGTTTCTTGATAACATATATAAAAATTGGTGTTTTGAAAAATGTGTCAATTCATCAAATCCCAAATACGCTATTTCGGTACCTTGCCAGGCTTGTAAATCTTCATCTTTGTCAAGATGGGCAAATGTCAACTTTGCACCGCTATTGAACTTCCAATGTAATTTAGGAGATTTCCTCTGCTGTGCATCAGGAACTTGTGAAAAAATCTTAACACTTGAGTCCCATAGTCCTCCTTCTGCTGTTATCTGAGTGTAATTTTTTCTAAAAATTACAGAACCGAAATTTTTAACATCTTTATGTCTTAAAGCTTCTAACAGCAACGCATAGGTTTTTCCACCACCTGCAGCACCACCATAAATAACTATATCTGCTGAGGATGCCATAAACATGGTTTGAGGTCCTGCCTGTGGCTCTAACATATTAGGTTTTGGTGCATCTCTTCCATTATTGGGAATAAGAATGGTAGGATAGCTTATGTCAACTACATGGTTATCTTCATCACCAATGTACCCCATCTTATTAAGCTCTCCAGTAAGTTCCCCTAAAACCCTTACTGCTCCTGTATCACCATCTACCATTGCCTTCTGTATCATCCTTACAACAACGGCTGCTTGATAGGTCATATCATTTTCTTCAATTCCCATCCTAGAAAGTGTATCCCTAACATTTCCCATTTGCTTTGAAACTGAGGCTTCCATTATGGCTTTTGCCATCTCTCTCATGCTTTTTTTCTGCCGTCTAACCTCTCCAGATTTGATACCACCATTTCTACCTCTTGTCTTTGCTTCTTCTTTGGTTCTGACAGGGATTAAATCTTTTTTAGCCACAGTTTGCTCACCACCTTTCATACATACCAAAAAAGAGCCAAAATCAACTATTTTTAGTCAATCTCAGCTCTTTTATTATTATGGCTATTAAGCTTAGGCAGTTTCACTCACCATATAATCTAGTTACTACCTCCTCACCTGCAATTATTGCACTTTGAATATCTATTCCTATCTGTTTGAAAAAGTTTGGATGAACAATACATTCATATGCTCTGCTCATCTTTTCTCTATCTTCCTTTGTTATATTGATTCTAAAATCCTTTGCTATTTTAAGAGCCTGCTTAAAGTCTCCTTTTTTAACTGCTTCTCTTACTAAGTCCGACTTTTTTACCAATGCTGCTGTGAATGCCATAAATAAAACCCTCCAAATAATAAATTATTGACGCCGCGTACGATAGCATATACATACATGGTGTCAATAATATATTTCATTATTTGTTTGATAATATTCTATCCTCAACCGGGTTAGCTTTATGTGTCTTTGCATACTCAAGTATCGGTTTCATCTGTTCCTCATTTATAACTCCATCAATCAAATCTTGTTGATAGGAATATATCCAGCTTCCATCATCAAAGTAACACCTATGCAATGGATATAATGCTTTCTGCTCTGTTGTAGTCATATCCCAGTCGGTTTTAC